CCATAAGTTTTACTGTACCAACAGCAGACTTGTGGAAGACAAGACCAATAGTTTTACTATCGTCACCTGAGTAAGTATTTTTCGCACCAGAAGGGTTAGATCCTACGTTACTCTGAGGTACGTTATTGCTCATCATCACAGGGATACCAGCAATTTGTTGTACCTTACCAGAAGCAAACGAACCATTACCCTGTGGGTTGAAGTCAACGTCTACAGTTCTTGTAGCTGTTTCAGCTAACTTATAGTATTCAGCAGGTGGTAGTACACAGAAACGATCTGTTGGAGGAATGTCTCTCTCATCAAATGTCTGTGCAATGTCATAGATAGCTGCTGCTATCTCATCACCAGTAACATCAGAAGAAGCTGTATTACCATTAGCA